CATGGCCAAGTCGCCTGCTTGGCAGCGGTCGGAGGGCAAGAACCCGGAAGGGGGCTTGAACGCCAAAGGGCGCGCCTCCTACAACCGCGCCAATCCTGGGAAACCGGGCCTCAAGCCTCCCGCGCCAAATCCGAAGACGGAGAAAGACGCGGGAAGGCGCAAGTCTTTTTGCGCCAGGATGTCTGGGATGAAGAGCAAGCTGACTAGCGAGAAGACTAAGAAGGACCCGAACAGTCGGATCAACAAGAGTCTGCGAGCATGGAACTGCTGATATGGAACATCATCCTGTCCTTCCTCTCGGCGATCATCCTCTGGGTGATCAAGAGCCATGCGGAGGAAGTGCAGCGCATTCAGATCTTGCTCAATCGCACGCGGGAAGAGATTGCCAAGGAGTATGTGACCAAGTCAGATGTGCACGACGACATGAATCGCGTGATTGCGCGGTTGGATCGGCTTGAAGGCAAGTTGGATGCGTACATGAAGGAGCAGCGAAGTGCCCTCAGCTAAGAAACCGGCCAAAGTTGAAAAGGTCATGCACGAGTTCAAGACGGGGGCGCTCAAGTCCTCGTCTGGCCAGAAGGTGACCAATCGTAAGCAAGCCGTGGCCATCGCCTTGAGCGAGGCAGGCATGTCCAAACCAGCCAAGAAAGGCGGCAAGAAATGATGAACGGCAACTACAAGAAGGGCGGCCTGGCCATGCGTGGCGAGGGCATTGCCAAGAAGGGCTTCGCCAAGGGCGGAATGGCTATGAAGGGTGTTCCCAAGGGTGGCCAGATCGCCGCTTCGGGCCCGGATACGGCCGGCCCGCAAGGCAAGACCATGCACGAGCAGGTCAAGAAGTCTGTCAAGGGTGACGTTGTGCAGGTTCGTGGCGTGGGCGCTGCCCGTGCCCGCAAGGCAACCATCTACTAAATCATGGCCACCTCTGGGACCGCAACCTTCAACCTCGAATTCGATGACATCATCATCGAAGCGTACGAGCGTTGCGGCCTAGAGGGCCGCGATGGCTACGAGATGAAGACCGCGCTGCGGTCTATCAATCTCATGTTCGCAGATTGGGCCAACCGCGGCTTGAATCTGTGGACGATTGAGCAGCGGCAGATTGCCTTGGTTGCCGGCCAGTACGAGTATCAGCTCCCGGACGACACGGTGGACGCTTTGTCTGCCGTTATCCGCACAAATGCGGGCACTTCGAACCAGCAGGACATCACGATCGACCGGATTGGCTATGCAGAGTACCTGCATGTGCCCAACAAGAACACGCAGTCGCGCCCGGCGCAGTATTTTGTGCAGCGTACGGTGCCCGCCAAGCTGTTCCTGTACCCGGCTCCGGACAACACGACAGCGTACATCTTCCGCTACTACGCCATTCGCCGCATTCAAGATGCGGGCGGCTTCACCAACACGGCGGACGTGTCTTTCCGCTTCCTGCCGGCGCTGATTGCAGGAGCGGCGTACTACCTGTCGATTAAGAAGGCCCCGGATCGCATTCCGATGCTCAAGCAGTTCTACGAAGAAGAGTTTGCTCGGGCCGCGGCTGAAGATCGGGAGCGGTCCAGCTACTTCGCTGTTCCGACCTACACCACGAGGTAAGGAATGGGTGCCGGGTTCGCATCAGGCAAGTTTGCGATTGCGCTGTGCGACCAGTGCGGGCAGCGCTATAAGCTCAACACCCTGATCAAGGACTGGAAGGGATTCAAGGTCTGCCCGGAGTGCTACGAGCCTAAGCACCCGCAGTTGGAGCCCAAGCGCACGATCACTGAGCCCCAGGCGCTGTACCAACCTCGCCCCGAGGCCCGAATGGCCGTTACCATTTATTTGGGCGAGACAACGGACACTTCGTTTGCCAGCATCGGTATGATGCCAATGCCGTATGCCAAGCCTTTGTGGGCGACTGGGTATTTGGCCCCGGTGAGGACAAGCATCACATGAATTACGCCCAACTCAGCGCCGCGATTGTTGCGTACACCGAGAACACGAGCAGCGATTTTGCGGCTCAGATCCCTGTTTTCGTCGAGCAGACGGAACAGCGGGTCTACAACACCGTTCAGATTGCCTATTTGCGCAAGAACGTGACGGGTGTGATGTCCAACGGCAACAAGTACTTGGCCGCCCCGGACGATTTCTTGTCTGCCTACTCGTTGGCGGTGATCGATGGCGACGGCAACTACACCTACCTGCAGAACAAGGATGTGAACTTCATCCGCCAGGTGTATCCGTCCCCAACGACCGGCGGCTTGCCGAAGTACTACGCCATTTTTGGCCCGACTACGACTAGCGGCGGGGCCATCACCAACGAACTGACGTTCATTCTCGGCCCAACGCCGAATGCCAACTACCAGGCAGAGCTGCACTATTACTACTACCCGACCTCAATCGTGGTGTCTGGCACCTCTTGGCTGGGCGACAACTTTGATTCGGTGCTTTTGTATGGCTCGCTGGTTGAGGCGTACACGTACATGAAGGGTGAGCCGGATCTGCTGGCGTTCTACAACCAAAAGTACGCCGAAGCGCTGTCCCTGTTGAAGAACTTGGGTGATGCCAAGCAGCGTGGCGATGCCTACCGCGATGGCCAGGTCAAACTACCGGTGAAGTGACATGATTACCGCAGGCTTGACCAACAGTTTCAAAGAGCAGCTTTTGCGGGGGCAGCAGGACCTCTCCGCGGATGTGTTGAAGATTGCTCTGTACACCTCCGCGGCCGACTTGGGTCCGTACACTACTGCCTACAGCACAGCCAACGAGATTTCTGGGGGTGGGTACACCGCTGGCGGCGAAGTCCTGATCAATGTCACCGTCAACGTCAGCCAGAGCCTCAATGTGGCGTATGTGTCGTTTGACAATCCCTCTTGGCCAGCCAGCAGCTTTACGACTCGGGGTGCCTTGATTTACAACTTCACGAAGGCAGGCAAGTCAATTGCCGTCATCAATTTCGGCTCAGACCAGACCACGCTGAACCAGGCCTTCCAAATCCAGCTTCCGACCAACAACCCCGAAACCGCGTTGATTCGCATTCTGTAAGGAGCCTGCATGGCAACGGTATTCACTACCAAAGGCGACATGGACGAATCCCTTCTTGAGAAAAAGGAAGGTCTAGTGGACAATGACCACGAATACACGACTTGGGTCGAGTATTGGCACGAAGGTGAACTTGTTCATCGTTCTGTGCATGTGACGCTCAAGCAGATGCCCGTTTTTGCTGGTGCCGAAGCGGCATCGTTTGGTTAACGAAAGGAGCCTGAAATGGCAAATACCCAATCAATGTGCACCTCGTTCATGCAGGAAGTCCTGACGGCGACGCACAACTTCACCACTGGCACCGGCGACACCTTCAAGGCTGCGCTGTATCTGGCCTCGGCCACGATGAACGCCAGCACCACGGCCTACACCAGCACGGGTGAAGTGACCGGCACCAACTACACCGCTGGCGGTGTGACGGTGACCAACGGCACGTCTCCGCTGTCTACCAACACCTCTGCTACGGCAGGCGTGGCGTACTGGACTCCCACGGCGAGCTTGACCTACACCAACGTGACGCTGACCACAGCGTTTGACGCGGTGTTGATCTACAACTCGTCAAAGTCCAACAAGGCTGTCAGCGTGCACACCTTCGGTTCGCAGACTGTGACCGCAGGCACGTTCACTCTGACGATGCCTTCGAACACGACTTCGACCGCGCTGATTCGTCTCTCGACGACTTAATCCGGCTCAGTAAAGGAGCCGGGTTGTGCCCACCTCATGGGGTAGTGGCACCTGGGGCAGTGGCGCTTGGGGTGGACTTGGTGAAACCCTAACAGGCGTCACTGCTAGTGGTGCTGTAGGTACGGCAGGGGCGAATGTAACGGTCGCCCTAACGGGCGTTGCTGCCACCGGCACTCCTGGCTCTATTGCAGTCAATGGGCGCAACATTGCGCTCACAGGCGTTGCTGCCTCGGGAGGGGTAGGTAGCGTCACAGAGACAAACGCTCCGACTGAAGATGGCGTCATTGCCACCGGCTCGGTTGGTACCGCAACTCCGTCCAGTACGGTTGCCCTTTCTGGCGATGATGCCGCAGGTGCGGTAGGTACCGTCACTGTTGGTGAGCGTACGGTTGCGCTCACTGGTGTTTCTGCATCCGGGCTGGCCGGTACGGTATCTCCGGCTGTCTCCGTTGGCCTTGTCCATGTCGAAGCTGAAGGCTTCGTTGACGATGTAAATCCATTCCCCAACCCAGAGATCTCTGAAGTTCACGGGGATGGTTTTGCTGGGGATGTCGAGAGTTCACGCACGGTTGCACTGACCGGCGTCAGTGCCTCTGGAATTGTTGGCACGATGGATCCCATCGTCAGCCAGAACGCAGACATCACCGGAGTTCAGGCTGACGGCGCTGTGGGCAGCGTCGCGGTTGGCACAATTGAGGTCGCGCTCACGGGGGTTGAGGCGGCTGGTGAAACTGGCGACGTCACAGAAACAAACGCCCCCGCCGAGGACGGTGTTGTAGCCTTCGGTTCCGTTGGTACTCTGGGTGTTGGTCCTCACGAGTTCAGCCTGTCTGGCGTATCCGCTCAAGGCGATGTCGGTACAGTTTCCGGTGCTATTTCGGTTGCTCTGACTGGGGTTGAAGCCCAGGGGCAGGTTGGCAACATCACGGCTGGTGAGCGCACGGTTGCGCTGACTGGAGTATCTGCGTCCGGCCTTACGGGCAATCTGGTTCGCCTTGTTGAGCAGCCTATCACGGGCGTGTCTGCGGCGGGTCAGGTTGGCGATGTAACCGAAACAAACAGCCCGACTGAAGACGGCGTTGTAGCAAACGGTTTTGTTGGCACCCCCGGTGTTGATGTCACGGTGGCCTTGACAGGCGTCAGTGCTTCTGGTGCAGTCGGGGATGTCACGTTCAATAAGATTGCCGCTCTAACCGGCGTGGCGGCAACAGGTGCCGTAGGCACCGTGTCCATTGGTGAACGGCTGGTGGCGATCACTGGCAGTCAGGCGATGGGCCAAGTAGGCTCGTTTGGTGTTTTCTACTGGTCACTTATTGATGACTCGCAGAACGCCAACTGGCAGAATATTGACAACTCGGAATCCAGCGACTGGGTTGTGATTCCAACGCAATAGGAGCGTTAAATGCCCACCTCATATACCTCCCTTCTGGGTTTGGCCCTGCCGGTCACCGGGGAACTCTCAGGCACCTGGGGCGACACAGTCAACCAGTACATCACGCAGTATCTCGATGCTGCGGTTGAAGGTACTCAAACCATCAGCGGAAGCCAGACCTCGGTCACGTTGAGCGTCACTAACGGAACGGCGCTGTCTCAGGTAGGGGCGGGCGCAACCGGCTCTGCCCAGTACGCCATCATCAACTGCACGGGCAACCCGGCAAGCACGCTGACCATCACGGCTCCGGCTTCCAGCCGCGAGTACATCGTGCTTAACAGCACGTCCACCAGCCAGTCTGTAGTCTTCCGGGGTGCTGGCCCGACGACAGGCGTGACCGTTGTTTCTGGGGAGCGTTGTATCGTCGCCTGGAATGGCAGCGATTTCGTCAAGGTAGTCACCAGCGTGGCAGACGGCGTGACCTCGGTCAGTGGCACCGGCACGGTGCAGGGCTTGACGCTTTCCGGTACGGTGACCTCCACCGGCTCGCTGACTCTGGGCGGCTCGCTCTCGGCAGTTAGCCTTACCACTCAGGTTTCGGGCACGCTGCCTGTGGCCAACGGCGGTACGGGCGTCACGACTTCTACGGGCTCGGGCTCAGTGGTTCTGTCCACCAGTCCCGCGCTGACCACGCCCAATCTGGGTACACCTTCAGCCGCCACGCTGACCAACGCAACTGGCCTGCCTCTGACGACTGGTGTTACAGGTACTCTGCCTGTGGCCAACGGCGGTACGGGTGTGACGACCTCTACGGGCAGCGGCAGCAACGTGCTGTCTAACAGCCCTGCGTTGACCACGCCTAACTTGGGTACGCCCTCAGCCGCTACGCTGACTAACGCAACGGGTCTGCCCTTGACCACCGGGGTGACCGGTACTCTGGCTGTGGCCAACGGCGGCACGGGCCTTACCGCTGCTCCTACTAACGGCCAGATTGACATCGGCAGCACGGGTGTTGGATTTGTCCGAACGACCCTGACCGCTGGATCAGGCGTAAGCATCACAAACGGCGCGGGGGCGATCACCATCGCTGCTACCGGCTCAGGCGGCACGGTTACTTCCGTGTCCGGCACCGGTACGGTCAACGGCCTGACGCTATCAGGTACGGTCACTTCTTCTGGCAGCTTGACGTTGAGCGGTGCCATCTCCGGGGTTCCGAACTCGGCCACCACCGCCACAAGTCTGAACACGGCTTCTGCCATCGTAGCGCGGGATGCGTCTGGTAACTTCAGCGCTGGCACCATCACGGCGACCTTGAGCGGAAATGCTTCGTCTGCTACGACAGCCACTACCGCTACGACGGCCACGCAGGTTTCAAACAGCCTGACACTGGCAACTTCTGGTACGGGTCTGTCCGGCTCCGCCACGTTCAACGGCTCGTCTGCTCAGACCTTCACGGTCACCTCCAACGCGACTAGCGCGAATACGGCCAGCACCATCGTTGCTCGGGACGCTTCGGGTAACTTCAGCGCCGGTACGATTACGGCTACGCTGAGCGGCAACGCCACTACGGCCACGACAGCCACCACCGCCAACGCGTTGGCTACCGGTAATAACTACCAAGTCAACTCGCTGGGCGTTGGTACCGCCGCATCTGGCACCATCGGTGAAATCCGCGCCACCAACAACGTCACGGCCTACTACTCAGATGACCGACTGAAGACGCGCCTGGGGGTTATTGAGAACGCTTTGCAGAAGTTGCGGACGTTGGAGGGTTTCTATTACCATGCCAACGAAACCGCGCAAGCCCTGGGCTATGAGCCGGTGCGCGAAGTTGGTGTGTCAGCGCAGTCTGTTCAGCGCATCCTGCCCGAAGTGGTTGCCCCGGCACCGATTGACGACAAGTACCTGACCGTTCGATATGAGAAGCTGATTCCCTTGCTGATTGAAGCAATCAAAGAACTAGCAGACCAAATCGACGCACTCAAAGGAGCCAAGTAATGCCGCTGCCTTCATCCGGCCCCCTGAGCCTCAACGACATCCAGACTGAGTTCGGGGGCACCAACCCCATCGGACTCAATGAGTACTACGCAGGGGGCGGGCTTGTGCCTGCTGGGACAACCGGTACCAATGGTGCTGTGCCCAGCAGCGGCGCTATTTCCATCTTCAATTTCTACGGTACGGCTGCGGTTATTCCGCAATGGTCTTCTGGTTACGCATCGTTTGTCGTTGACCTATTCAAGGGCAAGCCGCGCGTGGTCGGAAACAGCCTTATTTACGGCTTCATCCAAAACAGCAATCAAAATCTATTTAACGTCGCAAACCTCAATGCCGCGACAGGTGCAATTAATTGGGTAAATAGATTTACCATACCCTCGGGATCGAACTACGATACCAATGCTAACGGATCGTTCTACGTTGATGGCAGTGGCAACTCCTATATTTTATGGGGTAGGCAAACCACCGGCGTCTCAGCAGTACTCGCAAAAGTAGACAGTTCTGGAAACCTGGTCTGGAGCAAAAGCCTCGGCTTGCCGCTTTACACCGAATCGTCAAACGGAACAAATATAATAACCGATTCGGCTTCTAATATCTATATAGCCGCCTCTAACCTACAGAATACTAGTAATGGCTCAGTTTTATATAAGTATGACTCAAGCGGCAATTTTGTTTGGGCCCGCTATTGGACAGACTCAGCGGTCGCGGTAAATGGGTTTAGAGTAGGTAGTTTGGCCATAGACTCTTCCGATAATATAACCATGTGGGGCGCAACCTACTCCCCCAATGTCTGGGGGTTTTTGGTTCAGTACAGCAGCGCCGGAACTTTTCTCAGCGCAACTAGAGTCTTTAATGGAACTTTTGGAACTTACTACGCTTATTCACAATATGGCAGCATCGCCATCGCTCCAAGTACTGGGAATGTCTATATTGCAGGCTACTCCACACCTTCTGGAAGTGGAGCTGTACAACGGCTTTGTGTGACGAAACTTAATTCGTCAATGACACATCAATGGACACGGTTTTTTACTCCCACGGTAAATCAAATTACCCGAGCACTTGTCTTAGACTCCTCTGAAAACGTCTACATCACTTTTGGCGGTGCAACAAGCTCTTACCTGGAGTCTTTTGCGGTCCTTAATACCTCGGGTACGCTCTTGTGGAGTACGCAATTCGGTAATTCCCCGGCTTTTGCCGCAAATCAGTCCTTTATAAATTCGTTTCAGACCGCAGTTGTCTCAGGTGATTCTATATATGCTTTGGCCAGCCTTAGATATCAGGACGCAGCGCCACAAGATGTAATGCAGGTCTTGCGATTTAGCATAACAAGTTTCCTACCTGACGGTATATACCCCAGTCGCAGCGCTCTCAGTAGCACGCGGGGGGTTGCTTCTGGCGTAGATCAGGATCCCGGCGCATCGACTACCACTAGCATAGCGCCAGCCACGACATCCAACGCATCCTCTGCGACCATTTCTGGCTCATCAGCAAATACCACCGTAAATCAAACATCCCTTACGCTTCCGACGGTCTATAACGGAACCATATCGCCGGTCACAACAACGGGCTCCTTTGCTTTTGTTGATCCGGGGACTTATACGTGGCTTGTGCCTACTGGCGTCACAAGAGTAAGCGCTGTTGTGGTTGGCGCAGGAAGCGCCGGCCTTGCTAGTAGTGGTGGCGGTGGCGGTGGTCTTGCTTACGCAAATAACTACACTGTAACCCCCGGCACCAACATCAATGTTCAGGTGGGGACAGGCCCAGCGGGCAGTATCAGTAACTGCGCCGTGACCCGTGGTACTGCTAGTTGGTTTGTCAACGCCTGTACCCTTAAAGGGGGCTCAGGGGCTTGCGCAGGCAACCCCTCAACCGGCGGCTCCTCCTCTGGGTCTGCCCGGGCCGGTGGAGGTTCTGGTGGAAACGGGTCGGGATCTTATGGTAGCGGAGGCGGTGCTGGAGGATATTCCGGTAATGGCGGAGCGGGAGTTAGTTGCGGGACTCTGGGTAATGCCGGGACGGGGGGTGCCGGTGGTAGCGGTGCGGGAGCTAGTTTTGCGGGGAACACTTGCTATATTTATATGGGGCCGTCCGGAAGCGGGGGCGGAGTTGGGATTATAAGCGGGGGTTCGAGCGGCGCTGGCGGCGCAGCCTTAGGCAGTGGCGGGTATGCCGGTTCAGGCGGATATACCCAAACTTTTGGCGGGGGTGGTGGCGCTGGCGGATACTACATTGGTAATGTAGGTACCTGCTGCGAATACAGGGAGTGCTACGCAGGCGCACCTGGACATCAGGGCGCTGTAAGAATTATCTGGCCCGGAAGCACTAGAAGCTTCCCCAGCACTAACACAGGAGCGCCGTAATGAGCCTGTATATTGAGGTCGTTGATGGGCGTCCAGTCAACCATCCCATCATGGCCAGCAACTTGGCCTTGGTTTATCCTGGACTGGACGAGGCAGGACTTCGGGCATTGGGGTACGAGCCGTTTGTTCGCGTACCGTTGGTGCAAACTACGGACAAGGTTTTTGTTAGAACTGAATATGAGCTAGTTGGTGGCGTTTGGACGGATGTTCACTATTTTCGTGATTTGACGCCCGAAGAGATTGCGGAACACAAGCGGCAAAGACGAGAAGTAGTAACCAACTTTTGGCAAAACCAGCGCTCGTATGCTCACAATTTTACGGCGTGGGTGTACGATGAAACTCTGGAGCGTTTTGTGCCGCCTTTCCCCAAGCCGGATGATGGCAAGTTTTACCGTTGGAGCGGCCCGGATAACAACTGGAAAGAGGCCCCGCCGTTTCCAGACGATGGCAAAAAATATCACTTTGATTTTGACAACTGGGTCAATATAGAGGCACCGACTAATGTGTAACGCTGCGCAGCCCAAGGAGGTCGTAGAGCAGAACGCGCTGCAAATCGCAGTGCAATTCCCTTGCCCGGTCTTCATCATCGACCGGCCCGACTTCTTGGCTGCGGTGCAGGAGGTGTCTGAAGAACATCTCAAGTCAATGCACGCTCAGCACCAAGTCAACGACATTTATCCCGCCATGATGACGGGAACTTTCCACAACGATGCTCGGATTCGCCCTTTTGCGGAGTACGTGGCTTCCACCGCATGGAACATCTTGGACAGCCAAGGTTACGCCATGCAGCAGTTCAACACTTTCTTTGAGTCCATGTGGACTCAGGAGCACCACAAGCAGTCCTCGATGGAGCAGCATGTCCACGGTGGTGGCGTGCAGATCGTGGGGTTCTACTTTCTTGAGGTGCCTGAAGGCTCATCGCGTGTGGTGTTCCATGACCCGCGTCCCGGCAAGGTGATGGGCGATCTGCCACAGAAGGACATTACCCAAGCCACCCCGGCCAGCCAGATGATTAACTTTGAGGCCAAGCCCGGTCGGTTGATCTTCTCCAATGCTTGGTTGCCGCATTCCTTCACCCGCCATGCGGGCGATAAGCCCCTGAAATTCGTGCACTTCAACCTTGGTGTGATGTACGCCAACGCTCAGGCTCAGACCTGCCAAGCGCCTGCTGCCGAGGTGGTATGAACAAGTACAGCATCCGTTTCAACAAGAGCCGTGGACAGCCCGGACGGGGCAGCATGGATCATGTGTGGCGGGTGTTTGAGAATGGCAAAGAGTTCCTGTTCAAAAACTTGGACATCTCGGTGCCGGTCAAGAGCGAGAAAGACGCCAACGGGCAGGACTACAACATCTGCTGCCAGGGCTACATGACCATCGACCGTGAGTCGTCCACCGCCGTTATCACGGCGACCGTCAAGGAACCTGCGGAGGCATAGCATGGAAGACATCAAACCCGCCGAGACCGCCAAGGAAGTCGCTGGTAAGTCCATCGGCAGGTTTGGCCTCTTCTACATCACCCTGATCGTGCTGATCGGGGTTGGCTCCTCCTACTTCCTGTCTGACTCGGCCATCACGGCGGTGATGACGATGATTGGCGGCGCTCTGGTGGCGCTCATCAACATGATGAACGGTATTGCCGGGACTGCCGAGAAGCAGGAGAAGCCCGAGTTCAAGGTCATCCAGACCCTCATCGAGAAACTTGACCGGCTTGACAAGCCTGAACAGCCCATGCGCGTGACAGTGCAAGGGGACAAAGTCACGGTGTCCAAGGGTGACGATGTGGTCACGGCGGCGAGGGAGTAACGGGGTGTATGGAGCCAATTACCGGCATTCTCGCGGCAGTATCGGCGGCGAATGCTGCTTTTGGGGCCGTCAAGAAACTTGTCGCCACTGGCCGCGAGATCCAAGATGTAGCCGGTCAGATCGGCAAGTGGTACGGTGCCTTCGGGGACTTCAACCGCCTAGCCAACGAAAAGGCCAACAAGAAGCCGTCCGTCTTTAAACGCCTGCTGCATGACGGCTCGGTCGAGCAGGAAGCCTTGCAGATCACGATGCACAAGCAGGCGCTCGTGAAGCAGGAGTACGAACTCAAGATCCTGATCATCGCTCACTACGGTGAGAATGTTTACAACGAGATGATCATGGAGCGCATCCGACTCAAGAAGGAGCGCGAAAAGAAAGACCGTGAGCATCGTTTGCGGCAGCAGGAGTTCATGCTCAACGTGAAGTACGGGGCGGCGATTGCTTTCGTGCTGACCGCCCTGATCGGGGTTGGTTACTACTTGATTGACAAGGTGCAGAGATGAGTTTCAAGAAGCCACCGGAGGGTGCAAGTCGGTCGGAGAGGGAGGCTTATGTCAAGGCTCTTGCTGCGGTTTCTATTAGCCTGCTTGCTCTTCTCCTTGCTGTTACAAATTACTTTGCCGGACGAAACTCATCTGCGGTTCTCAACGGAACCATAGAGGCCAACAACCTCTGGACTTGGTACGGCACCAAGAATGTCCGGGCGTCCATGTTCTCTATCGCCGCCGAGCAGGGTGGGGCCAAGGCTGACACCTTCGACAAGCAGGCCATCCGGCTCAAGGACGACATGGTGGAGATTGAGGCTAAGGCCCGTGAGGCTGAGGCTAAGCGCGATGCTGCCAAGGCGAAGTCTTCTTGGTACTCCTACTCCGGCATGGCGCTGCAACTGGCCATCGTCCTGTCCTCTGCCGCCATCTTGGCCGTCACCCTGAGCCTGTTCTACGCCTCCATCGGGGTGGGGGCAGTTGGGGTTGTTCTGTTCTTTGTTGCTCTAGGAGCCTGAGATGCTGTCGCTCATTTCCACCCTTGGAGGTCTGCTGATCTCCGGCCTGCCCAAGTTGCTGGAGTATTTTCAAAACAAGGCTGACCAGGCCCACGAACTGAAGCTGGCTCAGATTCAGACTGAACGGGAACTCCAGTTGGCGGCCCAGGGGTTTGCTGCACAAGCCCGGATGGAAGAGGTTCGCCTGGAGCAAGTGGCTCTGGAAACAGACGCCCGGATGACCGAGGCAGCGCTCGACCATGACAAGAAGATCATGGAAAAGGCTTCGACTTGGGTGGTCAATTACACCGGTACGGTGCGCCCCACGGTGACCTACCTGTTTGTTTTTGAGCTGATTGCCATCAACGCCTTCATGGCCTGGTATATCTGGAACCACCCCAACCTGATCACCAGTATTGATGACATCGTCAAATACTCAGATCTGATTTTTAGCGAAAGCGAACTCAGTATGCTGGGGTCAATAATTGGCTTCTGGTTCGGAAGCCGCCAGTGGGGCAAGAAGTGAAACTGAGCCTGGTAGGTGAAGCCCTCATGCACAAGTATGAGGGGTTTAGGAGTAAACCCTACCTTTGCCCCGCCCATATATGGACGATCGGGTATGGCCACGTGCTGTACCAAGAGCAGATCAAGCTGCCGTCCGTGCGCAAAGAAGGCTACACCGGGATGCTCCGCAGCGAGTTCCCGTTGAAACCGGAGGACAACCGTGTTTGGACTAAGACGGAGATCGACGAACTATTCCACGCTGATGTCGTCATGTTTGAACGTGGTGTTCTTCGACTTGTTCCCCCTGTATCTGGGCGTCAAGGCAGCTTTGACGCTCTGGTCAGCTTTGCCTTCAATGCTGGGCTAGGCCGACTGCAAAGCAGTCAGATCAGGATGCGGGCCAATCGGGGGGACTGGGATGGGGCTGCCGCAGGGTTCAGGAACTTCATCACGGGGGGTGGCAAGGTGCTGCCGGGTCTGGTAAAACGCCGTGAGGCAGAGATTGCCCTTTTCTTGTCTTGACACGAAAATACTGCCATGCCGCTCCAAAAAATACTCTTCAAGCCCGGGGTCAACCGCGAGAACACGCGCTACACCACTGAGGGCGGTTGGTACGAGTGCGACAAGGTGCGCTTCCGTCAGGGCAACCCGGAAGTCATTGGCGGCTGGGAGCCGTTGTCCTTGGGCCGGTATTTGGGCGTGTGCCGCTCGCTGTGGAACTGGGTGACGCTGGGCAAACTCAACTTGGTCAGCGTAGGCACCAATCTCAAGTTCTACATTGAGCGCGGCGGCGCGTACTTTGACATCACGCCGATCCGCACAACCACCACGCTCCCGCTCGACCCCTTTACGGGCAACGGCACGACCACAGTAACGGTAAACGCCCCGACCAACGGTGCCCTAACTGGGGACTTCGTTACCTTCAGCGGTGTGACTGGCGCATACGCCTCGCTGCTCAATGGCGAGTTCCAGATCAACAATGCATCCACGAACTCGTACACCATCACGGTGGCCTCAGCCATCCCTGCTGGGGTTACGGGTGGTGCCGCGGTATCTGCCGCATATCAACTCAACACTGGCCCGGCCGAGGCCATTCCTTTTAACGGCTGGGGCGCGGGTGCCTGGAGTTTTGGCGCTTGGGGCACGGGCGGATCTACGGTCACCGCGCTGCGCGTATGGAGCCAGGGCAACTGGGGCCAAGATTTGATCTTTGGCCCGCGCAACGGCGGCATTTACTACTGGGATGCCAATACTGGCGTGGCCACGCGCGGCTTTGATTTGGCCACAGCGGTTGGCGCGTCAGACGTACCTACGGTGCAGAACTACCTCTTTATCTCGGACATCAACCGATTTGTTTTTGCAATGGGCTGCAACGACTACGGCAGCGCGGTGCAGGACCCGATGTTGATTCGTTGGTCAGATCAGGAAGACGCGTACAACTGGACACCTGCAGCTACCAACCAGGCGGGTAGCCTGCGCCTGTCCCACGGCTCGACGATCGTCACGGCTGTGCAGGCACGTCAGGAAATCGTGGTGTTCACGGATTCCTCTCTGTACTCGCTGCAGTACCTGGATGCGCCTATTTTCTGGGGCGCTCAATTGCTGGGCGACAACATCTCCATCGTGGGCCAGAACGCGGCAGTGATCGCTTCCGGCATCGTGTACTGGATGGGCGTGGACAAGTTCTACGCCTACGACGGCCGTGTGCAGACCTTGAACTGCGATCTGCGTCGGCACGTGTTCCAAGACTTCAACATGGCGCAGTCCCAGCAGGTCTTTGCTGGCACGAACGAAGGCTTCAACGAGGTCTGGTGGTTCTATTGCTCACAGAACTCCACGGTCATCGACAAGTACGTGGTATTCAACTACCTTGAGAATGTTTGGTACTACGGCACGATGAACCGTACGGCCTGGCTGGATTCCGGCCTGCGCGAGTTCCCGATGGCCGCCACTTACAGCAACACGCTGGTCTATCACGAGGCGGGGCTCAACGACAACGTGGCGGGCACTCCCGTGCCGATCAATGCCTACATCTCGTCGTCTGAGTTTGACATCGGTGACGGCCACAACTTCGGATTCGTGTGGCGCATACTGCCTGACCTGACGTTCCAAAACTCCACGAACGACCCGAACACAAACCTGTCGCCGCGTGTGACGATGTCGGTGGCAGGCCTTTACAACTCGGGGTCGGGGCGTATCGATACTGCCAGCGGCCTGGTGGCTAAGACCAGTCAGTACCTGCTGACCGAGGAGTTCACCGGCCAAATCTACACCCGTGTGCGCGGCCGGCAGATGGTGTTTGAAATTGAGTCCAACCAGTTGAACACGGCCTGGCAGCTTGGCGCGCCGCGTATTGACATCAGACCGGATGGGCGGCGATGAGCTTCCTTATCGAAAATGTCACCGTCCCTGCACCGCCCAATCTGCCACTGGCTCCACGGGACTACGAGTCTCGCTACCACGAGCAGTTCAACAACGTCCTGCGCCTGTACTTCAACCGACTCGACGCGCTGCTGAGAGGCATTGTGGCTACAACTTCACCTATCCCAATCTCCATCGGCGGCACCAACGTAGACGCCTTTGGGCGGGTGCGGGCCAGCCAGCCTTACACGCTCTTCGACAGCCAGAACCGCTACGCTGCGGACAATCAGTTTGATGTGGCCACAACCGGCACAGGTACGACCACGTTCTTGTCCAACGAAGCGGCAATCAAACTGGAGGTCACCGCAGGTGGTGTGGGGTCGGTCAAGCGCCAGACCTACAGAAGCTTCCCGTATCAGCCGGGGAAGAGTTTGCTTGTGCTTGCCACCTTCGTGATGGACAGCACCAACAGCCTGAACCTCACGCAGCGGGTGGGCTACTACAACGACAGCAACGGCGTGTTCTTCCAGCGGGTGGACGGCACCTACGCGTTTGTCCTGCGCTCCAGTTCAATCCCCACCCCCGGCACGCCGAGCGACGTCCGTACGGTTCCGCAATCTCAGTGGAACGGCGACAAGCTGGACGGCACCGGGGACTCCGGCCTGACGCTTGATCCGAGCAAGGCGCAGATCCTGTTCATGGACTTTGAGTGGTTGGGCGTGGGCTCCGTCCGGTGCGGCTTCATCATCAATGGCCAGTACATCGTCTGCCACACCTTCAACAACGCCAACGACATTACCGGCGTCTACATGACCACGGCTATCCTGCCGGTGCGGTACGAGATCGTCAGTTCTTCGGCCTTGGCAGCGTCCATGAAGGCCATCTGCTGCTCGGTGGTGTCTGAAGGCGGGTTTGAGCAGACCTCCATCGACCATGTGGCGCGTCGCACCACAGCGTTCACCAACATCGACACGGCGGCGTTCTATCCCATCGTATCTATCCGTCTGGCATCGGGCCGTACCGGGGCGGTGGTGTTACCCAACCGGGTGCAGTTTCTGCCGCTGACCAGTCAGAACTATGAGGTGGCGCTCATCAAGAATCCCACGCTGACCGGGGCTACCTGGGCGGCTACGGTGCCTTCGGACTCCAACGTGGACTACGATGTGGCCGCCACTGCCCTGACCGGCGGAACGATTGTCCAGACCGACTATGTGACTTCCACCGGTAGTGGTGGCACGGTCAACACTTCTATTGCAACGGGCTACAACTGGGATTTGCAGTTGGGTGCCACGATTGCCGGCGTCAGCGATATCTATACCTTGGCCGCGCGCACCGTTTCGGGCGCAACCAAGGGTGACGGGGTCGGGTCTATTTCTTTCTTCGACCTGACCCAATAAAATCGACACAGTCTTCTGCTGGCCACAGCTCAAGGAATAAAGATGGCAAACGACACTTCCGGCATCATGGCTCTGCCTGCGATGGACCAGCAACAAGGACCGGGGCCCGCGGCCCAAGGGCCAGACGCCCAGATGGTGTTCGACAGCTTGCGGCAAAACGTTTCCCCTCGGGAAGTTTCTGACGAGCTGCTGGCCACTGCCGCTGAAGCTGATCCGCAGGCCGTTGCGGAATTCAAGGCTGCTCTTGAGGAACTGGATGTTCCCGACGAGATCCTTGAGCTGCTGGACCGCCTGGTTGACGAGATCCTGGCCGATCCGGGCAACTATGAGGCCATCAAGGAGAAGTACCGGGCGCAAGGCGTTACCGAAGACATCCTGCCGGAGGAGTTCGATCCCGAGCTGTTTGGCGCGCTGAACCTGGCCATCGACCAGCTTCGCGGCAAGCCCGCAGCCCCAATGGCTCCCCAGGAGTTTGCCAAGGGCGGTATTGCAAACCTCACCCCGGTGGCCAAGGCTATTGCTGCCCAGGGCCGTAATGGTGACACCATGCTGGCGCACATCACGCCGGCAGAGGCCCGCATGCTGAAAAAGCGCGGCGGCTCGGGGACCATCAACCCGCGCACGGGCTTGCCTGAGTTTGCCAACATCTTCAGCCGTATTGGCAATGCCATCAAGAAGTTTGCTGGCAGCACCGTTGGCAAGTTAGTCATCGGCACCGCCTTGTTCATGGTGGCGGGCCCGGCGGCTGCTCAGTTTTTGACTCTTTCTAGCCCCATGGCCATTGCTGGCGTCAGCGGCTTTGTAGCGGGTGCGGGAACTACGCTCCTTGCTGGGGGCAACCTGCGCGATGCTCTGAAAGCAGGCGCGATCGGCGGCATTACCGCTGGCGCTATGCAGGGCATCACGGGCATGGGCCCGGGTACTCCGGGCGCTCCTAGCGGTGCTGAGGCAGCCCCTGGTGCTCCGGGCGCTCCTTCTGCTCCTGCAGCGCCATCTGCTCCGACGGCCCCAACGGCCCCGACAGCTCCTCCCGCAGCAATCTCTTCCGGGCCAACCCTTCCGACATTGCCAGGAAGCCAAGGCCTGAGCTCGGTGATGCAGCCCCCAACCGGAATCCCCACCGGCACCTTTACGGAAACGGGATTTGCCGGGATGATGCCTGGGAGCGCCCCGGTGGCTCCGCCCGTGTCAACTGCTGGAGTTCCCGCCGCTGCGGCTCCTGCGGGCACGTCTTCTGTTGCAGCCCCCACGTCCCTTTTTGACAAGACCACTGATTTCCTGAAGCAGACGTTTTCTCCTTCTGCAATCGAGGCGCAGGGGATCCCTGCTGCAGAAAAGGCAGGGCGCGAGGCAATCACATCGCTCACCAATCGGCTGCCTGACGCCACGCCTGCGATGAAAGAAGCGGCGTATCAGGCCGCATACAAAAACGCCCTACCAGGTGCGTTTGCCAAGTACGGCCCTGCAGCCGCCGCAGGCCTGGGGATCTTGGGCCTGTCAGGCGGATTCCAAACCAAACAGGTCAAGTCCCCGTACTCGGATTTGTTTACGGGCGGCCCTGGTTCGGCCCGTGATCTGATGGCCAAGAACCCTTCCCTGTACTATCTCCAAGGCCTGCCGGGGGTGTCCTACTACAACGGATCCGTAGTGCCTCCGACTCTCGCCCCCACCGTTTCTCCCCCGGGCTATGCCCATGGCGGGGTGGTACAGCATTTTGAGGATGGCGGCGCCGCTACCAATCCTGTGGATCCGGCAGCCAGTACTCCTCCGATTGTTGGTGCAGCTCCTGCTGTAACGCCCCCCGCTTCTCAAATTGGTACCCCCTCGGTCTCGTCCGTGGAGGTAGCTACGCCTGCCAGCGGTGGGTACAACAACTACTACCCTGCGGCGCAAAACATCTTCTACGGGGAGATGAACAAGCGCCTGTTGAGCGGCATCCCCACGATCGATCCCAGCATTACTTCTGCTACACCGGAGCAGAAGGCTGACTACTACAACCAGCTTATTGGCCAGGGCTACACGGATCCTCAAATCCGAGCAGGGGCGGGGCCGCAAACAAATGAGAACTGGAACCAGTTGCGGGACATTGCTTCTCGCCGTCCGGCTGTGACGGGTGGCGGAATCGGTGCATTTCAACCGCAGCCTTTGATGTTCCCGGGCCAAGAAGAATTGGCCCGACTGGATGCCGAATACCGCAAGACCATGGGGGACCGCGCTCCACGGACAGAGCCCCCGGGCTATGGGGCACCTCTCCGTTTGCCTGGCGTGACTATTCCCGGCGCGGGAGCCGGAGGCGGCGGGGGCGGCGCACCGACCCTGCCCCCGGCCACAAACCTGTCACCGGAAGCCAAACGTCTGCAGGGCATTTTCGACACGTCCATCTTCAACAAGACACCTAACGAAAAGGCGGCTTACTACAACTCGCTACTGGCGCAAGGCTACGACGACGCCACCATCCGGGCAGCCATCAATGCCCCGCTGGACCAGAACTGGCTTGATCTGCGGTCCATTGCTGCTGGCTTGCGTGCAGGCTCAACGGGCGGAGGCGGTGGCGGTGGCGGTGACACAACCACAACCACGGGCGGAGGCGGTGGCGGTGGCGGTGGCGGAACGACCACGACTACCGGTGGGGGCACGACCACGACCACGGGTGGCGGTACCACAATTACCCCGCTGGAGCGGTTGCGGGCCACCTTTGACATGTCGATTCTTAGCGGAACGCCGCAGCAAAAAGCGGCCTACTACAACTCCCTGATTTCTGCCGGGTATGACGATGCCACCATTCGTGCTGCCATCGGTGCCCCAGAAGACGACAATTGGATGCTTTTGCGCCAGTTGGCCGCGGGGCAGTTGTCCGGGGGGAATTTGAGCCCGGGTGGCGGAGCCGCAAAGGACACGAATGATTCAACCATCGTGCAGCAAAAGGCACTGGGCGGTATTGCCGCTTTAGGCTCGGGCGGGTATCCTCGTCGCACTGGTCAAATCAGTGGCCCTGGGACCGAAAAGTCGGATTCCATCCCTGCAATGCTCTCTGACGGCGAATTTGTCATGACTGCCCGTGCCGTGCGTGGCGCGGGAGGCGGCGACCGCCGCAAAGGGGCAAAGAAGATGTATGCGCTCATGCATCAACTGGAACGTAATGCATCACGGGGCTGAGAATGGCAACTGATATCACCACCCAATTTGTCCGGGAAGCACCGGAGATCGAGGCCCAGAAACTGGGCCTTTTGCAAAGTGGCAAGGCGCTTGTCGATGCGGCCAACATAGCCGCAACAGAGGGGCGCTATCTTTCGCCCGACTATCGAATTGCAGGCTTCTCTCCTGATCAAGTTCAGGCGATGGAGGCCGCCCGCACGGGCATTGGCGCGTATCAGCCTTACATGGCCACGGCCACTCAGCAGGCCATGGACGCTTCCCGGGGCTTCAACCGGGCCATGCAGACGCTTCAGGGAGCCGATACCCGGGGGCAGTTTGGCCAGGCGCGCAACCTTTTGAGCTCTTCCGTAGGGGCCATGAACGCCGCGGGCCCTCAATTTGGCCAAGCCTCTAACCTAGTTAATGCTGGTCTGGGTCAAGGGCAGTTCGCCGCGGAGCAAGCCGCACAGGCCGCAGCTCAGCAGCCGGCATTCCAGCAAGGCATCGGCGCGCTGTACAGCGCAGCCGGCCAAGCACAGCGTGCTGCGCAACTTGGTGCCGCACCTACGGTGGACTACGCCCCCAACTTGGCCATGTACCAGATGGGTCCGGCCGAGCGCGTGCGCACGCAATCGTTCACGCAACCCGGTGCCGCTGGCTCCTTCATGTCTCCCTACATGCAAAATGTGGTGGACATTCAGCAGCGCGAAGCTCAGCGCCAGGCCGATATTGCAGCCGCTTCTCGCGGCCAAAAATACGCCCGGGCTGGTGCCTTTGGTGGCGCTCGTCAGGCTATTGAGAACGCTGAGGCTCAGCGCAACCTTGCTACCCAGATGGGCGACATCCAGGCCACCGGCCTGCAAAGCGCTTTCCAGCAGGCTCAGCAGCAGTTCAACCAGGAGCAACAAGCGCGGCTCGCGGCCCAGCAGGCCAATCAGCAGGCTGGCTTGACGGTCGGTGGGCAGAACCTACAGGCGGCCTTGGGCGTGCAGCAACTCGGTGCGCAACAGGGCCTGCAGTCAGCCCTGGCCAATCAAGCTATGCAGGGCCAGTACGGCCTGGCAGGTGCTCAGTACGGCTTGCAGGCCGCCGATGCGCTGCGTCAAGCCGGTTTGGGACAAATGTCCGGTGCTGGTCAACTGGGCCAGCTTGGTCTTGCCGCTGCTCAGCAGCAGGCACAGGCCGGCCAGATGAGCTTGCAGGGCGCTCAGCAGCTGGCTTCCCAAGAAGCTCAGCGCTCACAAGCCGCACAAGAAGCTGCTCGCTACATGGGCAACGTTGGCCAAGGTATCGGTGCCTTGGCTGGCCAGGAGTTTGGTATTGGTGCCCAGATGGCACAGGGTATCGGTGGCTTGGCTGGCCAACAGGCTGGCTTGGCGGGTCAGATCGCAGGAATGGGCGGTCAGCAGCAGGCCATGGGCCAGCAGGATGTCAACTTCCTGTACAACATCGGTGCTCAGCAGCAGCGTCAGCAGCAGGCCATTCTGGATGCTCAGCGCCAGAACCAGTTGCAGAAGAACATGCAGCCGTTCACCACGGCGGGCTTCTTGTCGGACATCTACAAGAACGCCCCCTCCAGCCAGATGGCCATGACCCAGCAGAACCAGGCGGCTCCCAGCCCCTTCCAGCAGATTGCAGGCCTCGGCGTGGCTGGCGTAAGCGCAGCCGCGGCCGGTGCCAAGGCAGGCCTCTTCTAAGGAACGAAGATGAAAGACGAAATCCTGAAGCGCGAGATGTTCGCAATGCCGCTGTCTAAGGCCTCGCGCAACAGCGGCATCATGGAAGGGTTTGAGGACGAGGATTTTGAGGACATGGAAAACGAGGGCATGGAAGACATGCCTTCGATGGCCCGCACGCCTCAGAACCCCGAGATCCTGATGAACACCCTGCGCGGCGACATGCGCTCGGTGGATGCTCGGTACATGGAACTGGCGCAGATGGTGGGCGAAGAGGCTGCGATGGAAACGCCGCCGGAAGTCCTGGCCATGTTGCAGATCCAGCTTGGCCAACAGCAACAGGGTGGAATTGGTTCGCTGCCCCAAGCAGCCGGCATGGCGCCGCCTCCGATGGGTGGAATGCCGCCGGGTGGAGCCCCTGGTATGCCTCCGATGCCCGAAGGAGCGCCCCAAGGCATGCCGCCCGGGGGTGGCGGCATCGGCCCTTTTTCCCAGGGCGGGGCTGAGGCTCCGCCGACGCCTGATGGAATGCCGCCGATGAAGGCGGCTGTTGGCGCTTTTGTTACGCCCCTGACGCGTGCAGCTCAATACTTGAGCGACAAGGGCGGCACTGCTGCCCAGGCACTCAATGCCTACCTTGGCCGTGCGCTGATGGCACCGCAGCCCACACTGGAGCGCTTGGTCGGTCCGGGCGGCTATCCGCTGTCTGTGCAGGGCCGGGAGACGCTTGTCCGCGGTCCGGGAGGCCAGATCGTGGAAGGCGTGGGCACCCGCATGGCTCCGTACACCACGCTGGGTGGTCTGCAGTCGCCGACGCTCACAGAAGGGCTGCGCA